AAGAATATGGAGTAGAAGTAGTTGAACCATTCATTGAAGTTCCTTGAGAATACAAGCCTGTTCTAGGGTCTGCATCAAAAGATGCCTTATTGTAAGCATCAGACATAGACATATCCATTGGATTAGTCATTTCATTTGTTGGAGATTGGAATGTTGCATTTTGCACAGTAGGTACACCACTAGCATTACTTGCTTGGTTTGACGCATACAGTGTTGGAGCAGGAGTTGATGGTGACTGCGTAGCGTTACCCGAACCAACAACTGTTTTAGCTACTGAATCTACTTGTGTTGGCGTGTATCTAACTGATAGTGGATTTTGAACACCAACACCATTATTCCATAAGCCATTACTAATATTTCCTGCACCAGTAACTGTTGACTGAAAACCATTCATATCTGTAGGACTTATTTGTGGAGTAACATTTGATTTATACAAAGAATTATTATTCCACTGCTCTTTAGGTGATGGGATAGCGTTGAACTCCTCAGCAGACACATATCTTGGTTGTCTTTTTAAAGCATTTTTTCTGGCATTAGCACTGCTTCCAGAAGACATTAATTCCCATAATCCAAAGCTACTCATTTGCTACTCCTTTCTTTTATTTATACAAAGCTAACGAAAAATTTAGGAACATATTCAGTTTTACTGAAACCAGTTACTTCATCTTTTGTATGTCTAATATCTTTGAGACCTTTAATCATATCTATTACTGGAATAGGTATCATAATTTCTTTACCCATTTGTACATCACATAAATATTCATTAACACTAAACACTTCGTGTTGTTGCTCAGGGTCTCTTGATTCAATAATTACTTTTCTTCGTGGATAGTCAGACACTCTGTTGTACGATTGTTTTACTTCTACAGGAACTTCTTTTTTAGCTTGACCCACTTCTTCATCTGTAGGCAGTGATACATCAGGATTCTCAGCCAAGTATGCCTCAATCTTCTCAATCATCTTTGCTTTGGTTTGAGTTGGTGCAACACCTTTAAGACCCAAGTAAAAACCAATCTCTTTTAATTCCCCGAGAGTTTTCTCGATTAACGCCATTGTATATCCTTTCGTTTTTTGGTTTAGTAACACAAAAAGAGAGTCCGAAGACTCTCCATTCTATTACTCAATAGTAGTAGCGTCAGAGACAGTACCAGTATTGTCAGCGTATCTAATAAGGTCGCCAACATCAAGAGTTGCAACAGATTCAATTCTAACCATAAATAGTTCGTTAAGAATCTTAGCACCACAATACATTTTCCAACCAACAGAACCAACTTGGTTAAGTGCATTTTCAACACCACCAGCATTCAATGGTTTGAAAATCATTTCAGTTCCATTCTTACCACGAACAGATACAGAAGCATAAGCATCTTTACCCATAACCAATGTGACATATACTGGCTTTGCTCCAGAAGTATCTACTTTAGCATTTGTATTCTCAACGAAACGAATGTCACCCCAAGAACCAACCTCATTCTCCATAATATCTGAAGTATAAGCATAGTCCTCAATGTTCTTCCAGCCAGTAAGATTTCTTAAATCTTCAACTACGTTTGGATGAACGATACCTACATATGCACTTCTGATAGGAGTTGAACCAATCTTTGTTGAACCACTATTGATTGCCTTGAACTTTTCAGCTCTTGCATTCTTTAGATTCAACGCAGCAAGCTTAAGGTCTCCAACTTCAACTAACTTAGTACCACTGATAACAGTAGCTCTTGAGGTAGCAGAACCAGCATAAATAACTCTTGTTCCAGCAGAAATTACATCACGGATAACAACATCGCCAGTAAGAGCAGCTTGGTCTCCAAGAATGTCTGTGAACTGAGATTTCATATTATCAACATCGAATGTATCTAGTTGGTCAGAATACTTAATATACGAACCATACTGAGCAACAGTATAGTCAACTTTTTCTCTCACGATTGCAGTCTCAGTAGGAAGTACACCTTCAGTCAACGGAGTCGTTGCTGGTTTTAAACTTCTATATCTGAAACAGAACATTGATTTAACACCTGAGTTAGCAGGGATAAACTGAGCCAAAGCATATTTATCAAACATCATCATTTGAGTAACACGCTTTAGGTGTAATGGATTGTAGAGTTTAGAGAACTCAACACCTGTCATAGCATTGGTTGATGCGGTAAAACCACCATAGGTTTGTAAAGCCATAATTAATTCCTTATTTTATTAGCAGCACGTTGTATTCGTGCAATCAAATCAGCATCACTCAATCCATCTTCCCAGATATCAATTTCTTCTGGAGAAGACGAAGATGATGAACCTGTAACCATAGCTTTCTGCTTGGCTGTTCTGTCTATTTCAATATTTGGTTTAGCTACTACAGGCTGAGCAACGACTGGAACAGTCGGGGCGACAGCTTTCATAGATTCTGCAATCTTCATTCCAACATGACTATAGATTTCTAAGAAGTCAGCATTTGGATTAATAGCTTTTAGTTTTACTGCCTCTGGTAGTATCCTTTCAGCCATACCACTTTTGACATCGTTGGCATACAATCTCAGCATATTAGCATCGCTCGCTAACTTGCTTCTAAAGTCATCTGGTATATGTTGATTCAGACTTTGGATTTTGGTAGCAGTCTCTGTATCTTGCATGATACTTTCTGCAACCAAATCAACCTCACTAGGAATACTCATTCTGTTAGCCTCAGATGGCTTATAATCAACGTCAACATCTAAGGCGAACATATCTACCCCATTTTGCTTTGCGATTGATTTTAGGGCATCTGCGTTACCACTCTTGAGGTCAGCCAATAAGTGTAAATCTTCCTGTGTTATATTGTGCTTAGACACATAATCAACTATTGGTCTATGCTTTGCTAGTTCTTGTGTCTTTTGAGTGTAATTCAAACCTTGTTGAGCCAACTGGATTAATTCATCCATACTCTTTGCCTCAATGATTAAATTCTTGCTCTTTAACGGAACTGGCACAAAGTCAGTAGTAGTTGGTGTTACATCTAAGACTTCTTCATTTTTAGTTTCAGTTTTAATTTCAGGGATAACTTCAGCCGTTTCATCTACTTGGCTCTCTTCTGGTTGTTGAAGCTTTAACGCCTCAGCCTTGATTGAGTCAAGCAACTCGTCTTCAGTAAGTTCGACATCGGTGGAGTCATTAGTTTCGTCAACTAAAGTTTGCTCCAGTTCTTTATCTTCCATTTATTCACCTTTCTCTTGGTTTTGTTCTACATAATTAATAAAGTCTTTAGCCTTGTTTCCTTCTTCAATTAGCTCCATTAAGAACGCATTTAAATTACCTCTTGAAGCAACCTTTTCTAAAAGTCTAGGTCTATAAGCATCAGGACAACTTGCATAATCCAATGAAGATGTAATCAGTGTTTCTCTGATATACAAATCAATAATTACTTTCTTGAAGTCCTTATTCTTAAATAGCCTTTCTGTCGCTTCTGCTAAGTCAACATTCTTATTGGCTTCAGCTAAAGCATCTGCACTTGCAAACTCATTCATCTTGTACCTTTCGTTTGTGGTTTATTTGCATCTTTGATTGTCTTGTCTATATCAACACCTTTTTGAAGTATATCTAAATCTTTAGTCATTTCGTGATGTTCTAGGTCTTGCTTGATTCTTTCATTCTCTAATCCAGTCTTTTCTGACTTGTTAACATGACCCAGTGCTTGAGCAACAGTGTTTCTGCTTTTGGCTTCATTAACTGCAATCTCTGATTGGATTAAAGCATTTTCTAACATAAGCTTTTGAATTTCTAGTTCTTGAATCTTTAACTGCATAGGGTCTGGCTGTGGCTGATATGTTCTTATTTGCTCAGCTTCTTCGTTCTTGCCAAACGCATCAAACATTTCTGCAACCAAATATGGAATAACCATAGGAGGAATCTTTCCATCCATTTGATGTGCTTGTTGTAAGAACATATTTACTTGTTGAATCTTTGCTTGGTTTTGAGCATCTACATTTATATTTAATTCTATATTATATTCTCCTTGCGTTTGTTGCTTCGCAACCTCCGCAAGCTGTCCACTTATTCTAAACGCTTGACCATCGTCTAAGAATACTTGGTTATATTTATACCATTTTGTAAACATATCTTTATACATTTCTGCAATACTAAGTATCAAAAGATTAACGTGTTTCTGAGCTGCTGACATGACCATATTTACACCAGCAGCAGTTCTGCCTATGGTTGCATCGTCTATGCCATCAAAGTTCCTTCCTACGCCTGTGAGAGACTCTGCTTCTTGTGTAACCATATCATAGACATTGAATGTAGATGCAGGTATATTATTGTAGCTACCATCTTTAAAGCCTTCAATGTCATTTACTTCAATATACTTTTCTCCGTTAGACATCTTCTGCATATTGATATAGTCAATAGCTCCTTTGCGGAAGAACTTCTGACCATTGTTAGATAGAGACAAGTTATCTATGA